CAATGTCAACTATGATAGTAACCGAATTAGTATAACCTGCTTTACCTTGTTCTTGGCTTGAAGTTCTGCCATCCAAAACAATGTATTCATTTGGTGCAGAATCAGGCGCTAACCCATCATAAACTGGCAAACTTGTGGCAGATACTAAATGAGTATAAAACCATTTCTTTATTTCTATATTAGGATTTAGCATTTAATACCTTTTTTATATTTTCTTTTAATTTAGGAATTTCTTGCTCATAAGCTGGTAGTAAAAATGGTTGTGGTCTCAATCCTTTTCTTAATATACTTATGGCTATCGCATAAGCAGCACTTTTGTCTTGTTTTTGTCTTGCTTGTTTTGAGCCTGTCCTTTTACCTGTTTTAACACTATAAGTTCCAGTTATACCTTTTGCTTTTACCCATAACATTAACGCTTCCACCATTTGTTTAAATGTACCACCTTTATTACCTTTAAATTGCATAGCAAAATCATTGTAATTTGATGGAACTGAAACTTTTGGTCCAGTACCAAATTCTACATATGGAGCATATGGCAATTTAGAACCAATAGTATAAAGTAATTTTCCTTGACCTAATTCTTCTTTTAATTGTATAGAATTGCGTAAACTACCAAAGTTTACAGGTGCATTTTTTTTGGCATTAGTTTGAATATTTAAAGCTGATGCGTTTATTTCTAAAGCCACTTCAACTTTAACCTTTTCAGTATATTTTTTTAAATCACTGAATATTTTATCCATCCCATTGACGTTCAAAAATATGCCGTTAGCCATTAGTAATACATTTCAATTTCAAAGAATCTATGAGCATTATCCACATCTTTAATAGAGTGAATCGTATAGGTATCGCCTTCCACTTCCAATTTGTACATATCCGTAATTGTAATATCCCAACGAATAAACAACTTTGCAAACCTTGTAAAACTTAATTGAGATTCTTGCAACGACCTATTTTGCGGTTGTGGTCTAAAATCCCCCCAAGTAGTCGTTTGCAACGCATATGTCGTAGTGTACCCACCTTGCCCATCGCTTACACTTGTTGGAGCATAAACGTTTACTAATCTAGTCATAGAATTAGCATCAACATAATTATCCTTGTGAAGTCCTATTCTCATATTATAAAATTGGGGATGTTCTTGTCCATCTTTGACACACTCGCCACGTTTTCTCACAAATACCTAAATCATTGACATCCATACCTCTATTCTCGTAGCCGTAGTTTATTTGGTCTAAAATAGCAATTTTAATTTCTTTTGGTACTGTTGTAAATCCTGTTCTATAAACCGCCACCATTTCATTAAATGCTGGGTAGTTTAATTGCGGATATTGACCACCGATTAATTTATAATCAGCCGATTCAATTACGTTTCCGTTATTATCGGTTAGGCTTGTAAATGACACCACTGGTCCAAAAGGCAACTGAAAGTTAGCTGCTGCATTAGTGAACCAAACAGTAGCCGTTTTAGGTGTAATACTTAAGCCTGAAGCCTTTTCTACGGCTTGTCTTGATTGAGTGATTAATTCAGCGAATAAATCATCTTCAACGCTATTAGTAACACGGCAATATTGTTTTGCTTCGGCAACTGTAACAGGTTCGGTTATAACTCCGTAATCAACTAATGTGTGGTCTATAATGAAATTATACATAATTCCTTTTTTACAAATTTACGTTTATTTTAATAAAAAAACCCCTACCGAAGTAAGGGTTCTTTTTTTATACTAAATATTCAATTAAGCAACGTTGCCTAAATCAGCAAAAATAGCTGAAGCAGTTTGCATTAAGTTAACATCTTCGTAGCACTCAATACGTGCAGTAACCATATTTTGTTGGAAGTTACTTGCATTCTCATAAGAGAACTCAATAGCTAAACCTTCAACTTCAACACGCTCACAATAGTTGTTATCCAAGATTAATACCTTGTCATCAGCTACCCAAGAAGCAGCGATTACAGGTACACCCCAAATAGTGATTCCACCATTAGGATTTACGATAACAGAACCTGAACCAGCATAGTAACCATTGCTGATTGTTTCTTTTAATAAACGACCCATTTGAGTAGGACTTACAACTGCAAAAGAAGCAACATAGTTAGCACTCTTTTGGTTTCCGATATAATCAACTAATTGTTTTAAGTCAATTGTTTCGGCAGTTGTTGTAGAACCAGTTGCAGCAGTAGATACTGTTGTATAGAAAGCACTGTTCTCTGCTTTGTAGAAATCTCTAGTTAACATTCTTGGTAAAGTTGTACTTAAGAATGGTAAAGATTTTGCCATTTGCTTTGAGAAAGTAGAGAAACCAGCGATGTAATCGTTTACAACTTTAACTTCGCTTAATGCGTAGCTGTTTTGTCCTTTATCAGAACCTTCAGTTTGAGCAGCGATGTTGTTAGTTGTTGCAGTTTCCTTGTAGAAAACATATAAACCACTTGCACTACGTACAGTTGGAATTAAATCACGGAAGTTAACCGCTTGGCTTGGTAAGATAGCAGCATTAGGTGCGTAACTAGCTTGAGCATCTCCTGTTAAAGAACCTGACAAAGTCATAGTCTTAACATCGGATAAATCTAAACGGAATTTACCGCCAGACTTCATTTCTTTTTCCATTGCATCCATTTTGCCGTCAAGTTTTTCCATAATCACTTCATCCATAAACTTAACTTCACGCTTTGCAGCTTTCTTTTGAGCAACTAATTGTGCGTCAATTTGCTTTTGCATTTCATCTTTTACAACACTGATTTCAGCTTTTACTGAATCAATTTGAGCAGAAATGTCGGATTTGATTCCTTTTACATTCTCTGCCATTTCATTAATTAAATTTTCCATTTTTACTTTTTAAATAAGTTATTAAATTGTGCTATTGCTTTAAGGACTTTTTCTTCTTCATCATTTTTCACATCTTCGTTTGTCGGCTGCGGTGCTTCTGCGGTCGCAGTGATTTCTTTCACGATTTCAATTTCTAATAATTCAGATTGAATCCTTTTTATTTCTATCTCCATTAAAGCAAAGGTTTCGTCTGTGAAACGACCACCTTTAAATGCTTTAAGAAGTTTCTCTAGCCTTGTTGCTAATTGTTCTTTCTTTACTTCACTTTTAACTGAAATAGTTGGTGTTTCAGGGTTTGCTGCCCATAATACCGCACTTCCTTCATAAAGTTTAAGTTCGGTAATGGTTCTAACACCATCTTTTCCTACGCTTGAATTTATTGTAGTAAATCCAATTGAGTGTTGGTTGATTAAACCAGCATCATACATTTTTAAAATATCTTCTCCTGTTTCAGTCATTACAATTGGAGTGATAGCAATAAGCATATCGCCTTCAACGTAAAGTTGTTCAGGTTTACCAATAACGGCTTCCATTTCAGCACAATGGTCAACTAAAGACCATATTAAGTTTTTACCTGCTGGACCACGCTCTTTTAACGTTTTAGTAAATGCTTCAGGAACGATAATATCGTTGTCTAAATCAACGTTTCCAGTTCTTGCCCATACGGCTTTTACTCTGCGTTGCTCGGTATCAACATCCATTACTTCGTAACCAATGTCTTGCTTTTCAACAACAACATCTTTATTTGTGTATGTTTTCATATTAACAAAGTTATAATTTTTTTTTAATCCGTTAATGCTTCGCTAACTAATGTGGTAACTTCCATCAATGCGTAATTTGTTAACAAGTTCCAAATGTATCCAACATCGCCTTTTGGTGGGTTATTTTGTAAAGTCATTAGTTTACCTTTTGAATCCCTTTGTGCTTCATATCCTAAAGTACAACGGCAATTACATACATCGGCAGCACTTCCACTTGAATCGCACGGATGCAACATTAAATCAAATCCACCTTTTTTGTTTTGTAGTTTAAATTTGTCATCAAACGGAATTTTAACCCCATCCATATGCAAATGGTCAAATTGGTCTCTTGGTATTCTTCTTGTGCGGTTATCCCTTGCACTTATCCATTCCTTTAAAGTAACTAACCCTGTTGATGCCGTTCCAACCATTGAACCTATGTTAGCTGCCCTTCCTGTTTCCGTTCTTGCGATAAGTTCGGCACGATAGTCGGTTATTCCGCTAACCCTTAAAAGTGCAATCGTTTCTTGCATAGTGTAATTCTTTTCACTAGCTTGAATAAGGAATCTTCGGATTTGTTCTTTGGTGGTGTCGGTTATGTCGGCAGCCAATTGATTTAAACCTTGTCTTTCTAAATATTGAAGGATAACGTAAGCAAATAGGTCGGTTTCGGCTGATTTGGTCTCTAATGCCTCGTAAATGCCCTTTACAGACCTTTTAACGGACTTTTGTACTATTTGTGCCATCTTTACCCCCATAGCCATATGAAGTCGCTGAATGGTCTTTTTTAAGGCTTTATCGCTAATTGCGTTTAAGTTTTGGGTACGGCAATATGTATCAACCTGTTTTTGCAGTTCTTTTTTGAACTTGGGCGAATAGGTTTTTAATGCGTTGGCATATAGTTTTCTATAATCTTGCCAAATCATTAGGCATCAATTTTTTCTATTAATTTACCTGCTGCGTTGAAAACATCCGTTTGACCTTGTTGACCTGCTCTTTGTCTAATGGCTATCAATCCTGCTCTATCTACGTTTACGAAATCGGAAGTATAGATATAATGCCAATGTTGTTTTGTTTCAGGGTCTGCACCGCTATCAACACCTAAAAACCATTTACCATAAGCAGCCATTCCGTTTTTCTCAATGTATGCGTTTTCTTCAGAAGCACTTGGTGGATTCCAAGATGAAGGCTTTGACACTTTGCCATCACTCACTAATGAATTTGCGTGGCTAACACCAGCTTTGTTCAATCCAGTGGTTTTCTTTAATTCTTGTACTAATTCAAGGAATTTGTTTATGTGTTTCATTATGATAAGGTTAAAAGGTAATTTGTTTTAGCAATCAATTGAGCAATTTCATCTATTTGGTTTTGAATCCAACTATCTTGATAAATAGTTTTGCGTTCCTTTTGAACAAACTCATATAAACCTTTGTAGTATTTAACCAATTGCTCGTGTCCTGAATAGTTTTGTAATGTAGCAACCGAATAACCTTGTGGTCTGCCATAAACACCGCTTACGCTTTCAACTAGGTCATCAATTAATTCTAGTATTTCATCGTAATAGTTATTCAATGCCTTATGCTCTGCGTATGATGTAGTTTGATGATGCCAAACAATTGATTGTTGTTTTGAATCGTGCAAACGTGATATAAATTCAACAAAAGTCATTATTAAGGTTTTAAATTGTCAGGAATGTTTAAAGGCTGGAATTGGTCAACAGGTTGAAGTCCGCTAGGAACGTACAATTTTTCCATTTCCTCGCTAGGAATATAATCAGGAACTTTTATACCCATTATTTCCATCTTTTGTGCTGGCGCAATCCACCAAGCCTTATCCAACCAAGTTGCTTGTTCGCTCTTATTTGCTTCTAGTTCTTGATAAACCTTCATATCATAACCTACATAAAGATTAGAACCTTTGTAACCCCAATCAGTGTGTAGTTTTCTATTTAAGTTTTCGGTCAACGCATCAAGCAAAGGAATAGCACAACGTAATGTCAATGCCTTTTCGCCTTCTAATTGATTGTTGTAAGTTTTATTGTCGGCATCGTTTAATAGTTGTGAAGGAACTCCGTAAATGTTACAAAGTGCTTTCATATCCCATTTTTCTGATTCAATGATATTAAGTTCAACAGGAGACAAACCGATTGCTTTCCAATCTACCTTATAACCTGACACCGCAATAGAATTAAAGTTTGATGAACCACCCTTTTGACTAATAGCGGTTTTAAGTGCTTGTGCTTGTTGTGTTCCACTTGTAGGGTCAAAGCGGTCATCATTCATAAATAACACACCTGCTGGTCCACCATTTTGAAATGCTGCAACTGAAGCCGTTTTAGCTTCGTTACTTCTTGTCAATGTTCTTGCTGCTGCTCTTAATGGCGATTGTCCATAAAGTTGATTTCCTGTAACATTCCATTGTGGATTGTAAAACTTATCGTGTAATATTTCTTTAGGGTCAAATGTCCACATCTCGCCAAAGTACAATTGGTAACCTGCTCTAACAGGTGGGAACTCATTTACGTTAGCTATGATAGCCATATACTGACTAGGCAAAGCGTAAAGTTCAAATGGTTTACTTTGGTTTGCACCTGCTTCAATAAGTTTAGCGTAAATAAAAGAATTACCTGTAATTAACTTAAATCCGCACCACTGCTCTACTAAATCTCCCCAAGTATCTTCGCCATTTGGATATTTCAATAGTTCGTTCAATCTTGAATCTCCAGTGTATATTTCAAATGCTTTTTTGTGTAATTCGTTTACTTCTTGCCAATTGGTAATCTTATCAGGTTGTTTCATCAAAGACTTATAACGTTTGGCAGAAACTTCATCCGTTACTTTGTAAACGTGGAATGGAGCAAGTTTTGCTTTGTCTGTTATTAGTTTAACAATTGAATAAACGATATCATTTTTAACGTAACCATCATTTACGAATGCTTGGGCATCTTGTCCTTGCCAAGTTACTATGCCGTTTTGTATTGCTACTTGTGAACCAAGTGGATAGTTAGGTAAAAGAGTGTTTAGTTTCTTTTTTGTAAAGAAATCCCAAATTGCCATATTATTAGAATTTAAACAAAGTTATACAATTTACGCTAAAATACACTTACTTGAAATTTAGGTTTGGATAAATGCGTGAATATTGCGTAACGTGCTGCATCCAAAGCATCATCATTTGCTTTGACTGGTTCTTCTATTACGTTGTCGTTTTTATCCTTCTTCCATTTGTAAGATTGTATTTCTCGTTTTAGGTTTTGACTACTGTAATGAATGTTTATCGGAAACGATTTCATTTGCATTATTCCTGCCCATACATCTTTTTGTGCTGGTTTAATGTTAAAACCTTGTCGGTAAAGTTCTTCAATGGATTTAGGTTCGGCTGCATCTGCGTAAATCGTGGCACGTTCAGGCACTTTTTCTTTTATCAATCTTGATAGGTCGGATAAGGTAAGACCGCTTTGATAAATGATTTCCTCAAAATAGTTTTGTCCTTCATAATGCGTAACCTTTATAAGTGCTGCTGGGTGTACATAACCGAAGTCAAGTCCATAGAATGTATCTCCGTTGGGTGTTTCGCTATATTGCTTCCATTGGGTGTAAATAAGTTCTTTTGCTGCTCCCCTTTCGCCCAATCCATAAACCTTCCACATAAAGTCATCAGGTAGGTCTTTGTATTGCTCAATGTTTTTTATTTGGGTGTCGGATAAATTTGATATGTTGTTAAGATACGTTGAATGAATGCGTTTGTTTAATGGTTCATCAGCTATGTCGTAAACCCAAGAAACAAAGTCGGCAGGATTCCAGTCAAGAAAAACTTGTCCAGTTGTTCTTATAATTAACTGGTCATATAATGCTTTGCTAATAAGGTTAGCCTCGTTTATGAATAGAATATCCCTTGCTGGTCCTTTTGCTTTATCAGGGTCTTCCAATCCAAACAACTCAATGTAAGAACCATTTTTAAACGTATAAATAAAATCGGTGTATTTGAAGTCGTTTTCATCCCATATATTCCATTGCTCCATTATGCCTTTAAAGTCTCTGTATATGCCACGTTTAACGTGCGGAAGCGAATGTGATACTAGGGAAATTCTTGTCTTTGGTTTGGATAAAGCTATTGTGATTAAAAGCTGAACTATTGAGTAAGATTTACTTGAACGGCTGCCACCTTCGTTGCATATTACAGGATAACCTTGTTCGTAAGCCTTTTTGTTTGCGTAAAATACAGGAGTAGCCTTAATCTTTAATTGGTTGACAATCTGCATCAGGTTCAATGTTTATGTGGACATTCCCTTTTATGTCTGCGGTAATATCTGTTGTTTGTTTTGGTTTACCTTCTAATCGGTCAATAACTGTTTCATATGCTCTTTGGTCTCCTTTTAATGCTTTGGCAATCATTTGCATATCCATTAATTCAAGCACTGTAAAATCTTCTTCATCGCCTGTAATTGGGTTTCTTTTCTTTTGCACCAATTCAAGTAAACGCAATAATCTTGTTTTGCTATGTTGTACTCCTTTAGGTTTACCTGCTGGGTTTCCTGATTGTCCTTTTTTAAATTGTCCTATTTCTTGGTTAGGTATTGCCATATCGCCTGTATTTAGCCTGAATTACAAAGTTACACCACAATTAGGACAAGTCTTACCTCCTTTAGTATTGTCCTTTGGTTCTTCATCATTTCCAAATGCTGGAATGTCTAAACCCCAATTATCTAAATCTTGTATTTCCCATTCGTTTGCAAGTAGGTCAAAATCCCAATCTCCTGTACTAACATTATCACGAACAATAAATTGTTTCTTTTGTTGCTCGGTTAGGTTGTTTGCGTGAATCACTGGAACATCGGTAAGTCCAGCTTCAATACAAGCACGAAATCTTTGGTTGCCACCTAGAATCATATTGTTTTCATCAATGACTATTGGGCGAAGGTTAAGCATTTCAGGAAACTCTTGAATAGACTTAACCAATAGTTTAAATTTAGCATCACGGCATATTCTAGGATTGTTTGGGTTGGGTTTGATTTGACTTACTAGCATTATCGGTTTTTTGTGTCGGTTCTAATGGAATGTAATTGTGTTTTTACTTTAAGGTTTTTAATATCCAAATATGTGCCACATTTAAAGCATTTTACTTTGGTAGCTTCAAGTAAAGATTGCCAAACGTATTGCTCGGTTATTCTACCGCACTTGCATTGATATTCTCTTTTTGCGTAGGTGTCTTTCATAACTTATCTTCCTTGACCACGATACGGCTTTGGTTTAGGACTATGCTTATTGTAGGACTTTTTAGCCTTACCGCATTTCCTTTTACCAAATGTTGTTTTGCCGTTTGTAGTTAGTTTAGCCATATTAATTTTTTAAGCATAATGATGAAATATGCTGAAATGATAAATTATACATTTCTGCTATTTCTTTTAATTTTTTGCCACCTTTTCTTAAAGCTAATATTTCTTCTTTTTGATAATCTTTTATTTTAGCATTAGGGTTTAATTCACCTTTATTTTTAGCTAATCCCATATTTGTTGCATGAATCATATTTTCACTATGTGTAACCCATTCTAAATTAGATATATGATTATTTTTTTTATTTCCATCAATATGATTTACACACCTTTTATTTAAAGGATTTGGTATATAATATTGAGCGACCAATCTATGTACTTTTCTGCCAAAATACTTTTTACCAAAATAAAAATTTAAAACCATATAACCATCTTTATCTATTTGGTTTTTCATTTTCTTAAGTCCATTGTTGGTTAATTTATATATATCACCATATTCGGTTATTTTATATAAACCATCAAATTCTAATACATCTTTCATATTTTATATTTTTCAATAAGTTCTTCTAATTCAGACCTTTGCCATTTGTAAACTTTTACTTTGGTAGCAATTGTTTCTAACCCTCTAACCGCCTTTTCGCCAATCTTATCTACCAATCCTATTCTGTACATAGCTTGGTTTCCGTGTTTATAGCAGTTGCATCCAGCACACTGAAGATTAATATTCCATTCGTTATAACGTAAAGCGGAATAACCTTTAACAGGGAAATAATGCCCAGCTTGATTTGCGTTTGGACTTCCACAAGAAATACAAGGCAAACCTTCATCTCTTTTACGGATGTATGCGTTAACAACCTTTTGTGTTTTCTCTAATAGTTTGGGTAATGGTATTAATGCCATAATGCAAAACTATATCATTTTACAATACGAAACGTAATTTGTCGGTTTTGGTAAGTGAATCGCTTTTTGTTAAGTGGATTCATTGACTGTTTAATTTGGTACTCAACTATGCCTGTTATTCTTCTTGCGTAGGCTACTGATTTAAATATGGTTTCTTCTTTAGTGTCTAGGAATATCATTTTCACTTTTTGAGAATTTATGTGTCCGTTCATATGCTGCAATATCGTTTAGTAATGTTGTAAATGGTATTAAAAGTCCTAATGATGTATTGTTGTCTCCTCCGTTTTTAAGGTATTTCTTTTCTTTTATGTATTCTCTACAAATCTTTTTTAGTTTGTCGGTTGGAATAATAAAAGCAATATCTAATTCATTCATTCGGTAAATCCAATAATTTGCGTTTGTTGTTGACAATCCACTAGGTTTGCCTCTTGATTCGTATTCTATGAATATGTTGCCTGTTTTATGAACTAGGCGGTCATTTTTAACTTCAATAAGTTTTCCATTAAAAAACAATTCCTTTACCCAATCTTCGGCTTCTTCGCCTAAATTAAGGTCGTGAAAAAAGCTATTAGAGTATTTCATTTGAATTTTTTTATAAGTAGTAAAACAATGGCAATTAAAGCTAATGTTCCTAATAGGAATATGCTTAATAAAGCACCTAGAAATAGTCTAGTAAACTCTATCATTATCTGTATCAATTCTTTCATTGTTATAGGTTTGGTTATAGTATTTTATTGCCCAATTTCTATAAGTATTTTCTGTATCTTTATTTTTAAATAAATCACTTGCCATTCTTGCAAATATTTGTGCATCTATTATTTGTTCTTTTTCTTTTTCAAGTAATTCTTTAGCTTTATCTCTAATAACATAAACATTTGTTTCAGTTCCGATTTCAATATATTCAATTAATTCCATCATTGCTGTTTTCATAGGTTATTTGTTTAAATTGTTAAAATAAATCATTAATGAATATTTTTTAGCTAATATTTTCATTTGGTCATCTGTTATAACCACTTCGCTAGGTTTGGTCGCTTTGCCTAATATAGCAATCCTAACCTTTTCTTTTATCCTATCGGCTTCTTCTTTTGTCATTGTAATTAGTTTACGTTTCCACAAATAGTCAAAGATTGTATGATTAATTAATTGCCAATCCTTTTTTGATTTACCCCACCAATCAATTTCATCCTTAATGGCTTGTTCTTCATTAATAATAAATTTAGGCACATCAGATTCACTTTTAGGTTCTATCTTTTTTCTAACTTCAACGGCAATCTTTTTATAAGCTGACATTACTTCGCCAATCAATCTTGGATTAAAAATTATATGCTTATCAACGGCTAATCTATCTGCTGCCATCATTTCAAAGGCGGTTTTTAATTCCTTTAATCTAAAGTTTCCATAGTTGTCAATTACAAAGTCAACTATAAATTCAAAATCCTTTAAATCAGGTGTTTGTGTTCCGCTTAATTGTAAACAAGATTTAAGCACTTCTTTTACTTCAATTCTTGAACATTGACATATACCCATAGTTTGAATGGCATCGTATATTTTTAGTTCAAACTTATCCGTTAGTTTATAAGCTATTTCGTTTGATGGCTTCTCGTTCAGCGTAAGAGAGTTGTTGATTTTGATTAATTCGTTTTGCATTTGGGTTATAATTTTTGTCAATAAATTTTCCTTCCGTTAAGTCTCTAGCCATCCAGTTCTTTGCAGTAGCAATCCAATCCTTCTTTTTTTCGCCTTTAGAATCAGACCAATTTTTAATTACTTCAAAATAATAATTGAAGTTAGCAACTTCGTATTGAGTTCCAATAAAACATTGCTCAAATTTTTCTATGGTATTAACTTCACTATCTACAAAAAGTGTAGCGCTACTAACTTTCTTTTTATTTACTTTATTTTCCTTTTCTTTACTTTCCTTTACTTTGTTATTTTCTGTTATAACGTTGTTATCATTTGTTATAACATTTTTATTTTTCCATCTATTTTCCATACCTTTTTTACCAGCAAAAGATTTTAATTTTCTTTTTTCATCTTGTAATTCCTTATTGTATAAAACCCTTTCACTCCAATAAAATTCATTATCAGTAACAAATAAACCTATTTCAATACAACTGTTATAAAATGCGGTTAACTTTGTTATATCAATGTTAAGTTGATAGCAAATCCCACTAAATAATTTACATTTTAATTTTGAATCTTGACTTTGGTGCATTAATTCAATAAAATACCAATAAAGTCCATAACCTTCCATTCCATAAATTGAAAGTAAATACAAAATTTTTTCATCATTAGCAGCATTAAAATCGTGCTGAAAATAATATGATTTGTTGTGCATAAAATAAAAAAGGCTCTCGGCGTTCCCCCCAGTAGGATTGAGGGTTCAGCTTTGAGCCAATAAGTTTAGAATCGGATATCCTACATCCTGATACAAATATACGCTATTTTAACGAATATTGTGCAACTTGCTTTTTGTTTTTTAGCTTAATGCTGGTCGTTATAATATTCATTCCATTATTCCTTAATTCAGCTATTCGTGCTGCTAATCTAAAGCATCCGAACTTGTTTAAGGCATCAATTGGGGTTAGCTTTTTACCTTTATTTAGGTAGTCTGCGATTTGTTTTGTTTGGCTCATAGTTTATTTGGTTTAAGGTAAATTAATTTTACTTATTTTCTTGATTTTGCGATAATAAGGAAATAACCCTATTTTGTAATTCTTTAAATTCCATTTCTGTATGGGGTGCATTATAACATTCAAACTTTATTTCTCCAACTCTAAATTGGTCTTTAACAACTAAACAATGATATTCTTCATACAATCCTTGTTTTGCTAAAGATTCTGCTGCTGAATTTAAACGTTCATTTTCTACATCATTAGGGAATCTTATAATAAATATTGGTTTACACATATTTAATTTTTAGAATGGTAATGTTTCGGTGTCTTCTGCTTCCTGTTGGTTTTGTACAAACTCCTTTTTGTTTTCAGGAGACCACACATATTCTTTGCCGTTTCCGCAATATTCCTTTTTAGCTTTTTCTGCCCTTTGAGTTGCGGTTTGTCCGTTGTAAACTGTATGGGTATTTTCGTACTTATCAAGTTCCTTGCGTTTTTCTACTACCAGTGTTGCGTAGTGATTGCCGTTTTTGTGTTTAGTAAACTTAATGTCCTCTTTTTTGATGTTTAATACAATCATTGTTTTTAATTTTCGTGTTTATTAATTTGTTCTTGTTCTATTTGGTTTTCGGTGGCAATATCTTCTTCCAATTCATCTTCATCTTCCCAATCGCAATGTTCTAAACAATCAGGGCAAATGTCAATTTCTTCAAAGTCCGTGTATGCACCGCAGCAGGTACTATATGGCATAATTCTCAAATTTTTCAGTCATATCATCCAATCTAGTGAATGGTTTTGGCTGGGTTAGTAATCTTGTTTGTGGGTAATGTTTAGCACGATAACGCTTTAATTCTTCTTTAGCTTTATTCATTTCATCGTAATATTCCTTTCGCCAAAACTTATGGCAAGATTCATATTTCCACTTGTAATAATTAAAGTTTTCTTCTAGTTTAAATAGTTTGTTGTCTAGCATAAAGTAGATTTTTTAGCGGTAAACATTTCGGTTAATTCCTTTGGAAGCGGTGCGTTTAGATTGTAAAGTTGCTTTAATTCATCCAAAGTTTCGCAAAATTCAATGGCTATTTTTAAATCATTTTCGCCTTTGTGCTTTTTAATGTAAGGTGCGACTTCTTTGTTAAAATCCATTTCTTCAGCAGGAGTGGCTTCAAATCCAGCAGCCTTCATTAACCAACCTAAAAGCAATCTATAAGCCTTTCCTTCGGCTCTTGTTTGTGCCATAGATAAAATCGCATATTCATCAAAAGAACGCTTGGAACGCTCTTTATTTGAACATAAAGCGTGTCCTACTGATACTACCTGCCCTGTTGCAATGTTTCTAACCTCGCAAACGGCTAAATATTTGATTTCGGTTTCGGTGGAAACGTTTTGAACACTTGTGATAATTGGGATAAGACCAATCGCTGCTCCAGCGTAACCCCAACCCTCAACATTGACAAATTGTTTTCCTTGAATGTTTGAACTCAATCCCTTCTCTTTGATAAGCAAGGCAAGTTCATTTGATAGGTTTAAAAGCGAATCTTTGTTGATAAGTTCGTAACTAGGATTCATTTGCATTTCGTTCATAGACTTGTGTTTTGGTTTAATAATACTTAAAATTAATAGTTTTTTGTTAATAAACAAAATAATTATAAAATTCTTTTTATTTCGTTTAATTCATCCTTTAAATCCGTATCGTAATGTAAACTCAACGTATTTTGGATGGTTTGCAAGGAATGAATAACTGTGGTGTGGTCTCTGCCTACAATATCCCCAATGGTCTTAAGTTTTAGCCTTGTATTGTTTTTAATAAGGTAAAGCGATATAAACCTTGCTTTTACGTTGTTTCTCTTACGGCTTTTGCCCTTGATGTCCTTTATTTCCATTTGGTAATAATCAGCCACCTTTTTGATAATGCCTTCAGCGTAATTAATCATTTCCTTCGTTGTTTGCTTGTTCTCCTTTTGGCTTGGTAGTGTCCAATAATTCATTTAATTCAATTTTTAGTTTTCTAATTTGGTTTCTTAACATTTCGTTCTCCATCTCTAATATTTGGTTTAACCGCATATATTCATACTTGGATTTGTCTATGTAACTCATAATTTAAAATCTTAAAAGGTTTACAGGTAATACAAATTCTTCGGCAATGATATAAAGGTCAATTACTATCCATTTATAGCTTCTTAATAGCCTTTTTTCAATGTCGTGCATCCTAGCAATTTTAATAAGGAAATCGTTTTCATTAGAGAATAAACGAATGTTGTCGTAAGGTCCAGCTTTCCTGTATAGCCTTAAATCATTCTCAATGGATTCCCTTCTTAATTGTGCCTTTGTAATAAGTTCCAATAGGCAATTGCCTCTTTGCAATAGTTGTCGTTGTTTTTGGTTTTGATGGAGCGTCATTTGGTTTTATTTTAAACGTAAATTAATGATGTTTTATTAGGACTAGAACCATTTAAATAATTTATTAATGTTGAATATTTAAATCCTAAAATTAATGAAGCATCTTTTGCATTTTCATAAAACACACCTGTTTTTAAATCAAGTATTATTTTGCCAAAATTTGATGGTTTTCTTAACCCAATTTTATATGCGTGTAAATTATTTTCACTTGATGTTGACCATTCTAAATTTTCTACTCTATTATCAGTTTTAATGCCGTTTATATGATTTACATTTTTTTTGTTTTGGCTATTATTAATAAATGCTTCAGCAACCAATCTATGTATTTTATATGTTTTAATTTTATTTTTATTACATAAACTAACTCTATAATAACCATTACTTGATAAAGATGGTTTTAATTCTTTATTTTTTTTATTATTTATAACTGTACCATCTTTGGTAACGTTATAATTCGGATAATTTTTAATTTGCATTTTCTTTAATTTTTAGATTCATAATATTTTTGTACAATAATGGAAACTAATTTGCTGGGTGCTAAATACATCTTTTTTGCTTCAGCATCCACTTTCTTTTTAATTGATTCAGGTAACCTGATACACACTACTTCTTGTTTTTCTTTTTTCATATTTTATAGGTTTTGTAAATAAGCACACATAATGAAAGCAACGATTAAAATAACGATTGCTTGAAAGTTCTTGTTTTGTTGGTCTGACATAATTAAAGTTTTACGATTGATAAAATGATTTGATTGTTTGCTAAATCAATGGTGCGGAATTTCACTAGGAAAAACCTGTTGCCATCAATTTCATAGTCAAGGAATACGTTATCGCCTCCTTGCGGAATAAACTGCCCATTGTAAGGGTAAAAGTTGTTTTCGTAAGCTAATACTGATTTCATAGTTTTAATTTTTGGTTTATAATTTATTTGATTTTTTAACATCCAATACTTTAATATGCCCTTTATCTTCAATTATACATTGAAATTGATAACCTTCGTTTATAATAGCTAATGCTTTTTTGTATAATGGCATACTAATATGTTTGCCTTTTTTATATCTATTTAATAATTCAATTTCACTTTCTTTTGTTACTGGTTTATTCCAAGATGACCAATCAATTGTAAACATAGTTTTATATTTAAGGTTAAAAAATTGTGCGTTTTGAGTGTCGCACCCCACTGGGGATTAGTAATGTTCTAATCCGTAAATATCTAAAACTAAATCAGCTGGGAAAAAATTAGATTTTAATCCAATTGTTAAATCGCAAGAATCATAAATTAATTCTTTTTTAATTAAATTCCCTATAATACCTTTTTCTGATGCAGTTAATTTAGAATCATAACAAACGTTGTTATTTATATTGTAAGCACCTACAATTGATTCTAACATTGCAAATTCTAATTCAGTTAAATTTAATTTTAAATCGTTGATTGTTTTCATAACTAATGGTTTTTTGTTTGTTTGATAAATCAAAGATACATAATAATTACAATACTAACCAAAAATTATTTAAATTATTATTGTTAAAATAGTGTTAAAATGCTATGTATTTGTAAATCAAAGAGTTATGCAAAAAGTTCACAAATAGAGAACTTTATTTCTAATTTGCATGAAATTTCCTAAAAATCTATGCAAAATTGAAGTTATTGGAAATAGTAAAGCCATAACTTGTCTTATATGGTACAAAAGCACATCAAAAAGTGCATTTTATGATACATTACGCATATTTACGAATGCAAACGGATAAAAAAAACCCCTCAACGTAGAAACGTAAGGGGGATAAAACCATTTGTCTATAAAACTATGCGTACAAATATATAAAAAAAACCCAGCTTTTTACACTGGGTTAAACCAAACTATGAGAAAACCAAACAACCTACTTTGACCCATCCTGTAAAGGTTCATCATTTGTGTCATCCACTCTACGATAACCCTCCTTCCATAAGATGTTAGTCAAAGTTACACTTTTGCGTATAATCGCTTTTTCATCATCCGTTGGGTTCAACAAGTGCAATACTTCGTGCAATAGAATTTCAAGGTGTTTCTTGCCCTTTAAACGTGGGTCTATATAAACATTACCATCACTTTCGGCAATGCCGTGTGCTTGTTCCCTGCCTAATTTCTTATATATAATTTTAATTCTCATTCTTTAAAACGGCTTCATCTGGTCTATCAACTTCTTTTACTATCACTTTGTTTCCACCACGTATTTTAGATAACATACGTTTTACATCCTCCTCCATTTTATAATATTCTAATAATTTCTTTACTAGATAATTTTCTTGTTCGGATAGTGTCATTTTATTAAATGCTTTAGGTAATTTAATCATATCTAGTGAATTTTATTATTGATAATTCTTTTATTTAAGACCTCAAAATTACCATCTTTTTCTACTAAAATATGAGCAAATCCTACGTTATGTTTTGTATTGTGTGGGTCGTAATCAGGAGCAAGTGTGCAAAGGCATCCTGTACTCCAACAACTAATAGGTTCTTCTTTAATGTTCGTTTCGGAATGGTTTGATGTGGAATGTACGTGTCCTATAATCATTGAACTTTTTGCTCTTATAAAAACCCCACGTGCTGCGTTTACAGGTGCAAACATTCCCCTAACTATTGTGTGTCCGTGTAACATATGCAATTTACCTGCTCTTAACACAACAAATTGGTCGTAAAAATCAATATTAAACTTCTTTAAATCTAGCCTTTGTGGTAGTTTGTAATAATCATCGTTAAATAACATTGGTGCTTTTTTCATCAAATAACGCATATACCAGTTGTCGTGGTTGCCCTCTAACCAAACAATATGTGCCTTTGGAAACTTTGTCCTTAAATGTGAAAGGAATATTGTACAATACTCAAACCATTCAACAACATCATCAGGACTTGGCGGTGGTGCATCGTGGCTAGTAAACGGAGTGTTATCTAATATGTCCCCACCTAAAACAATACAATTTACTTTTTGTTTAGTTCCGTAGTCAATGGCTAATTTAATAGCATCGTTATCTTGGTTAGGGATATGCAAATCCGACATCCAAAGAATGTTATTTGAACTCACTGGAAGGTCAACGAATTGTCTTGCTTTAATCTTTGTAGGTGGCAAGTCAGGTGTGTGCGTGATTTTGTATTTCTGACTTTTAAATTTACCCATTGAACCGCTTACATACCTAATAAACGTTCTTGCATCTTCTACATTATTGAATAGATGCGAATGGTCATTGTATAATTTAGCAGCAATACTGCTTTTACTAATAGATGGGAATTTAGCCACGTACTCCGCAGCTAGTTGTTGTTTTTCCATATTATATTTAGTTTAACAAATACTATCTCGTACCAAATCCGCTTCGGCTTCCCTTCTTATAACCAAGCCATCCATTCCCTTATTTTCCCAAAGCCTTTTGCTCTTTTCAATTTCCTCTGCGATTCCGTGATAATCTTGCTTTGCAACTAAATCAACTATTGCCCTCATTTCGGTTCTTGAATCGCCATCTAATTTCATTCCTCTATTATAAACCATAGAAACCAATGCTCCTTGTGTGTCCTCGTTTAATGTTTCTAATTGCGGATAAATCAATTTAGTCATATTGAAATATCTAGGAATTGATACTTTAACGAAAACATCATAAGCCATATTGTACGGAATCCTAACATTTAATATTTCCCCTTTCATCATTGATTTAACTACTTCGCCTTTAATACCGCAAAATCTTTTAAGTGCGTTTAAATAGTTTAAGTTTAAATCCTTCCAATCGCTAAAAAGCGTTTTCTCGGTGCAATAGCCAACATCGTAGCCAATTCCAATTGTGCATCCGCTTTGCCCTCCTGCCCAAGTAGGTTTGTTGTAACGTTTCTCGTACACATTCCTTCCACCGATTTCGTGCTGGATAATAAGGTCTATTGACTTTTTACTTATCATTCTTTTTAAGTATTGAATCAGGACTAAATACTAAACCTATTCCAAGTGTTATAACAATGACCGCTCCAGTCCAATCAGACTTACCCATAAAAACACTTGCTAAACCGCCCAAAATAATAACCAAACCTATTAAGGTGGTTTTCCAATCCATTACGTTTTTCATAATATCTTTTTTAAATATCCTATTTGAAACTGATTTGTAGTTGCAGAAAACTGAAACAAGTCGTTTTTAGCCGTTTTAAACCCCAAGCCAACACCTACACCCACTTTTTCATCAAACCGCCTTAAATCGCCTATAAACCCCAAATAAAACTCTTTTTTAGGCTTTGAGTATATCTTTTGCTCAATTACTATCGTTCTATTCTCAATTTCAGCCTTAAATCCCCTTCCTTTTATCTTGTTTTCACTTATTGTGTCGCTTATGTATGCGTATCCAAGTGAATCTATGCGTATTGTATCGTTATAGTTTCGGACCAGCTTATAATCTTCAACTATCCTCATAGTATCGTGGATGGTTAAAGTATCAATACCCAAAACGACAAAAGGGATTGAATCCCCTTTGCGATATTTAAAGACCTTCTCAACTTTTATAATAGTGTCAACCTTTGTTATTACTATCGGTTCAACATTCTTTGGACTGAATATAAATATTAGCACCACGATTAATAATATGGTAACTAATATCTCTTTCAATCTCTATCTTGTTTGTTTTGTAATGCAATAGCCATCTTGTTAATCTCGGCTAAAATGTGGTCTAGTTTCTTATAGATTTGGTCATCCTGTTTTTCAACCATATTAACCCTTATTTCTAACTCTTTTAGTTTAAGAGATATCTTAACATAGATTCCAATTAAACCTCCTATTATTAAGATGGATTGACCGATAATAAAAGTAACTAGATTTTCCATTTACAATTCTTCTTCTTCTTCTTTAACAAATGTGATGCCTGTTGTCCAATCGGCTAAAAAGTTAAAGTTCTCTAACCCTTTCGGATTTAACACCTCAATAGGTTTAAACTCAAACTCTTTGTTTCCTAATTCTTCAACTTGCTTGGTTAGCTTTTTGATAGCTTCTTTAGTAAACTTGTAACCATTTTTTTCATCCAATAAAAGAATGTCTTTTTCATCGGTTGATGCGTTGTCAAGGCGGAGTTCTTCAACTTGGGCTTGATAGCTTTCGTGGTGGGATTTGACTTTTTCATACAAGCGGAATAATTTTTTTTGTGTCTTACTTTCAGAATTTCCAATGACTGCATTTAAATTCGCAATTAATTGATTCAGTTTACTGTACTTCATATTGTTTGATTTGGTTTAAGCGTAAATTAATGTTGTTTTATTTGGGTATGTATTTGTTAAATATCCGTGTAAAGTTTTCATATTTACATTATAATATTTAGCTGCTTCAGTTACTGAATCATAAAAAATACCTGTTGCGGTATCTAGCACAATTCTTGTTACACTTGGCTTTTTTAATCCTGTATCAAATGCGTGTTGTATATTTTGACTTGCAGTAACCCATTCAAGATTTTCAATCCTATTATCGGTTTTTATTCCGTTAATATGATTAACCATTTTATAGTTATTCACATTATCAATATAAGCCTCTGCAACTAACCTATGTATTGTGTAGTTTTTATATTTTAAATCTTTACATAATACAACTTGCATATATCCTCTTGAATTACTACAAGGAGTTAATTTTCTATTAAATCTTAAACTCCATACTTCGCCATCTTTTGTTATAGCGTAATTTGGATAATTAGGAATTGGCTTCATATTGGTTTATTTTATACAAATATAGGTTAATTGTTATACTTTTTATTAGTTTGCCTTTCCATTTCGTGATGTTGCTTTAATATTTCAATTTGTAAATATAGTAGAAATGATAATATTGCAACTATAAACATCAAACCCCTTCTAAAGTATTTTTGTAGTTTTTCAGTTGTGGTTTCAAAATGATTCATAATATTAATTTTTTTAAAATTAGAACTATTCGGTTACTTCAGCAACTTCTTCAGAAGTTTCTACTACAGGAGCAACATAATCGCCTACGATTGTAACATCTAATTGAGTTGCAATCCAGTCATACGCATATTGATTTGTCTGCCAATCTGCATAGTCTTGTCCTGTCATAGTTAAGTTGCCTTGTGATAAGTTTACCATTGTATCACTTAAAAGTGCATAGTAAAAGGTAGCTGCATTAGTTAAATTGTCATTAATGCAATAAGCGTTAAGGATTGTTGCCGTTCCTAAATTTAGTGGGAATACCACTTGTTGTATTTGTTTCATTTTATTTATTTTAAGGAGTT